CACGGGCAAACTGAGAATTATCAAAACGGCCTCGTCCTTCCAGTCCGACTGTCGAGCCTCTAATAATTTTCCCTGATAAGCTTCCTCACCACGTGCTTGTCTTTCTGCATGTAATAATTGTGCATCAGACATTGCCATCTTAGCTTTTTGTTTGTTTGCGTAAATTTTTGATCCTGCAGATACTGCAAGTTTGATTGCTGAAAACCACATTATTTAACTCCTATAAATTTATGTCCTTTGATTGCTGCGCCCATACCTCTAATACCATCTGGTCTATGAGGACAAGACATTTTATATTTGTTAGTCATCTTACCATTTCTCATTTTAACTGGTGGAACTTGTGGATTAGGTCCTCTTAATGGTGGTGGACCACTTGATACTCCTCCAGAATTATAAGCTTTAAAATTTTTTAAAAAAGTGTTTGTAGGTTTTGTTGGTGTTGTAGCTGTGGTTTTTGTTATGCATGGTGGCGTAGTTCCATCAGGACATAATTGTGGTCTATTGTTATCACCACCCATAGGAGGCATTGGTGGTTTTTTTAAACTTTTATGAGTAACAACTCCACCTGCTCCTGGATTATAACTTTTTGAATATGCTTTTGAAGAGGGTGTAAGAAGTTTTTGAACAAGATTAATTCCAGCAGTGATCGGTCCTATAATAGGAATATTTCCAGATTTGTTTGGTCTGTTATTAACATTTGTGTTTGTGTTTATATCTGTGTTACCACCTTGACCACCTGTGTCTCCAGGCCCTGGAGTATATGCTGATACAGGTGATTTATATGTACCTTTACCTGGTGATTTTTTTCCACCAGCATCTGCTCCTCCACCTTTTAATTTAGCTACTCTAAATTTTCTTTTCATTATTTTTTCTTTCTTTTTTGAATTGCAATTTTTTCTTCGGCAATTCTAATTCTTTCTTTAGCTTGGTCTTCGTTATTTTCTAATTTCATTTTTTCTATTTCCAATTGTTCTTCAATTTGGTTTTCTTTTATATCCATATTCATAATAGACTCATCTGCTTTACGTTGCATATCCATAGCTTTAAGATCAAGCTCTCTTTGTTTCAACATTACAATAGGATCTTGTTGTGAATTCATAGATTCTTGTTGTGCAAGTTCCATTGTAAGAGTCGCAATTCTTTGAGCAATCATTGAATCAATTCTTAATTGTGCAGCTTCAGGATCTGCTTGTAACATTGCTTGCATATCTGGATTATCTTGTATTTCAGCTCCAACTTCTCCTTGAGCTAACATAGAAACGTGTTCTGAAATATGTGATTGAATAGCAGCATAAACTTGTGGGTTAATTTGAACCATTCTTGTAGACATAAATGCTCTATGAGCTGTAATATGTGCTTGATGATCTTGTGTTGGAAACGCTTTTAAAGGTCTCATCATTAATGCTTCCATATTTTCTGTTGCTGGGTCTTTTGGTATAGGTCTTTCTATAGGTTTTAAGATTTGATCTATATCTTGAGTACCTAATGCTTCATATACTCTTCGATATGCTTCTCTTAGGTTGTGCATCATAGGATTTGACATAGCAATCTTTAAATTTTCGTTTGCTAACGTAACTCTTTGTGCCATACTCATGATATTTGGGTCGGCAACTGGAATTACATCCACTCTTTCATCAAAATCAGTTTGTTTTACCGCTTGATCTGCACCATATACTGAATATGGGTAGATTGGTGGTAGATATGTTGCAAAAACTTTAGATAAAAGTCTAAATTCTCTTCTCATTGAGTAGTAACATCTCTTGTGTATAGCACTCATGACCCTCGAACCACGTTCCAACAGCGAAACAGTGGTACCAACAGCTCTATTTTGTAAATCATTACCTGTATCCATGTTAGTTATGGCTGCAAACTTCTGTCCTGCTTGTACAACAAAGCCCATTAGTTGATATAATGTAGCTGATGGTTCCTTGAATGGTAAAATTTGGAATTGATCTTTGATATTTCCTCCTGGTGCGTCCACATCTCTAAACTCTCCAGGCTGAAATGGTTGATCATCGTCACGAATTCTTATACCTCTAGACTTAAATCCAGCTGGTAAGTTAGATAATGTACCAGCATCAAGCAATTGTCTTAAAGATTGTGTAGCAGTTCTGCTTAATCCACCAATCATATGTGTTAATCCAAATCCATAAAACCCTAAACCTGGTAAAAATTTAAAATGTACAAAATATTCTTTACGTTTTTTGGCCTCATCTGCTGGATCATAGTTACGATAAATAGATAAAACTTGTCCTGAGCCTTCATCAATTGTAATTATGTATGGAACTTTTACTTGTTTGTCAGGATTTTGCATTTCAAATTCTTCAAGATTGCAATCAACGTGCATTTCTAAAACTGAAAAAGAATATTGTTTGTCAGTTGAAGGAGTTACACCCTCTAATTCTTGATATTTTTTTTCAATTGCAGTAGGTCCATTAGATGTAGGTTTTAATTCGACATCTCTATAAAATCCAGCTTGTTGTTTTTTAAGAATTTCGTTCTCACCCATTTTAATAACATGAGTAATTCTTTCACAATCCATTAAATCAGTTGCATAGTAAGGCACCACTAAATCTTCAGCTGGTATAAATTTAGATACAGCTCTTTGCATAACTTCATCGTAGTAAACTTTTTTAAATGCTGAACCTGCTAGTGCTAAGTAAAATAATAATTGATCAAACTCAGGAGTATATTCTTCCATCTCCTCAGTAATCATGTAATTCATAAAATCTTGAACACGCTGCGCTTGATTTATTTTGGCGTCATCTTCCATTCCTAAAACTCTAGTTCTTACAGGACCAGAGGATGGTAATAATTCTTTGTAAGCTTGTGCTTGAAATTGAGTAACTGCTTCAGATAATAATGGATGTGTTACTGATGCAGAACCTTTAAATGGTCTTGTCATCTCAGTATGTTTGATACCAAGCAAATCTAAATTATTTGTGTATGAGGTCTCCCAATCTTTTCTTGAAACTCTATCTTTTTTATAATCGTCAAGTAATTGATTTGAGATTCTTTGTAGAACCTCCTCAGACATATCTTCTGCAATATTATCATAGAATTTATTTACCGCTTCTCCGAATTCTTCTACGGATGTTTCGGCATCAGATTCTAATTCAACATCAACTTCTTCTGTCTCAGGAGTTTCTATCTCCTCAACAATTGATTTATCAATTTCAGCCATGTTAACTTAATAAAGTTTTGTTGGTCTCATTCCGCCTTTTGCTAAACCACCACCACGTGCTCTAACCATTTTACCTTTTTTAGCACCATCAAACATTCCTAAACCAGAATTTTCTTTTGTCATAGCTTTATACTGACTTTCAGATTTAGGCATAAGTGGTGAAAGTTTACCTTCATCTTTTCTTTGTTTTACAATTTTATATTGTTCTGTTTTTGCTTCTTTAGCTTTCTTAGCAATTTCTGCTGTCTCTCTAGGGTTAGCATTTTTATCTACAGAAATTTTTGTTGTTTGATTAACTATACTTGATTCAGGATTTTTTAAATCAACTACTTTTTTAGGCACTCGTTTTTTTCCAATTTGAGTACTTTTTTGTGCATCTGAAACTGTTTGTTTTCCACTTGCACCAGTTGCACCAGTTTTTTTAGCACCCATTCCCATTAACTTAGAAGCACCATAAAGGGCAACTCCAGCTGCTAATGCTCTTGCTATTTTCTTTTTTCTCGACATGTCTTCTCCTTTTAATAATATACGTATTTACGTTGTCTATAACTTTCCATCTCATCCTCGTCAGAATAAGTAGTTATAAATGAACCTTGCCGATATCTTAACATAGCTTGAGTAGTGCTGTCCACATAATCGTCATGTTCTCCATGAGGAAATGCTGCACACTCTTCAATCACTTCTTGAGCAAAATGTTCGTCTCTTGGATAATATACTTGTTCAGACTCAAATATAGGCGCACATGCATTAACCCTTGAATGTTTATCGTTTCCTCTTCCTGGAGTAAAATCCATTACAGGAATTCCCATTCTTCTAAATTCTTGTAATAAACTTTGTCCACTAGCCTTAGCTTCAATGATTACTGTTTCAGGTTGCCAATATTTATATTGATCGAGAGCCACCATTTTTAGTTCAGGAAAATCATATTTACCTTTTACTGCATCAATTAACATTATAGCATCAGGCCCTGATTCGTGGGGCGTGAATATTCCCCATGTAGTAATGGCTGAATAATCGGCAGTTTCTTTTTTACTAAACGCTGTATCATACGATTGTATAACATGTTTGAGTGTTGGCATCTCTCCCTTCCATGGCTGCCACCATTCACGTTTTAAAATCGCACCTTCTTCTGAAGTTGGATTCTGCATGTATTGAGCAGACCAATTACGTATGGATAATGACGCCTTAACTTTTTCTAATTCATCGAGTGCCCAATATTCAGGCCACACGGGTCTCGGCTCTGTGTCCTCGTTCAAGATTGCTGGAAAAGAAATTTTTTCCCACTTGTCTGCTTTAGGTTCAGTTTCTGCTTTGATAAGTCTACCAGTCAAATCATCTTGAGCCCATCTTGTCATTACTAAAACAATCGAGCCTCCCGGTTGTAAACGTTGTCTTGGTCCAGAGAGATACCAATCATAAGTTCTCTCCATAGCAGAATCAGATAATGAATCTTGTTCTGTGTGTGGGTCATCGATAATAAGTAAGTCCGCCCCTCGTCCTGTGATTGAACCGCCTACCCCCGCTGCAAAGTATTCCCCACCATGATTGGTCTCCCAACGTCCTTTAGCCTTACTATCTTCTCTTAGTCTAACATCTC